AATCTTAAGAGCATTGATAGCACATGCTCAAGGTGATATTGCAAAACACAAAGCAAATGTTGAAGTATATCTAGAAAATCCTGCAGGTGTTGGTGAACACACTGACATCCTAGAATCTATAGAAAAAGAAATAGATATAATTGCAAAATATCAAGACCAAATAGATATAATTAAGAAGTATTTTATGTCTAGTCAAACTATGACAGACATAGACAGAAGATCTAGTGAGATTTAATAAGTGATGGATACTCAGATTAAATTAGTCAGTGCTACACCTGATGCTGAACAACATATGGGATATGTTGCTCGTGTATCTAATCCTAAGAACCAAGACAATCCTAATGTATCTGGGTTGTTGAAGTATTGTATTAAGCATGGTCATTGGAGTGTCTTTGAACAAGCATTCATGACTGTAGAAATCAATACTACTAGAGGACTTGCGGCACAGATACTACGCCATAGATCATTCACATATCAAGAGTTCTCTCAAAGATATGCTGATAGTAGTATGTTAGGTGATGTAATTCCTTTACCAGAACTAAGGAGACAAGATGATAAGAATCGTCAGAATAGTATTGATGATGTAGATCCTCTTTTAGTACAGGATTTTAATCAAAAAATACAAAAGCATTTTGTAGATGGAATGCATTTGTATAAAGAGATGTTGGATGCAGGTATTGCAAAGGAGTGTGCTAGATTTGTATTACCACTTGCAACACCAACACGTTTGTATATGACTGGTAGTGTACGTTCATGGATACACTATATTGATTTGCGTTCTGCACATGGAACACAGAAAGAACACATGGATGTGGCAGAAGGAGTTCGCAGGATATTTACCGAACAATTTCCAGTTGTCGCAGAAGCTCTTGAATGGGCTAAATAACTATCCAATATTGTATTCATATGGCCACATACCCTGTTATTAATAAAGAAACTGGTGAACAAAAAGAAGTGTCAATGAGCGTTCATGATTGGGATCAGTGGAAGACTGACAATCCTAATTGGCAACGATATTTCACTCCTGAAAATTCTCCAAGTTTAGGTGTTGAGGTTGGTGAGTGGAGAGATAAACTTGTTAATAAAAATCCTGGATGGGGGGAAGTTTTGAAGAAAGCTGAAAAGTCTGGAGGTATCTCTGGACGCTTAGCTAAAAGAGGTTCTTACGAATCTTCTACTCAATCTGCCTTTGATGTTGATTAATTATGCCACGTAAAAAGAAAACATCAGATCCAATTGGGGTGGGTCTAAGTATGTCGGCCAAACAGATGAAGAGAAAGAAACCATTAAATTCTGATTTGATGAGAGAGATAGAACCTCTCACTGAGAACCAGAGAATATTGTTTGAGTCATATGATGTAGGTAAAAATGTTGTTGCATATGGATGTGCAGGAACAGGTAAAACTTTTATCACATTATATAATGCCCTTTGTGATGTTTTAGATCAGACAACTCCCTATGAAAAAATCTACATTGTAAGATCACTTGTTGCTACTCGTGAGATTGGTTTCTTACCTGGCGACCATGATGATAAATCTTTCTTGTATCAAATACCATACAAACATATGGTAAAGTACATGTTTGAATTGCCTACAGAAGCAGACTTTGAAATGCTCTATGGTAATTTAAAAGCACAAGGAACCATTGATTTTTGGAGTACATCATTCATTCGTGGAACTACTTTTGATAAGTCTATTATTATAGTAGATGAATTTCAAAACTTGAATTATCATGAATTAGATAGTATAATGACAAGGGTTGGTGATAGATCTAAAATTATGTTCTGTGGAGATGCTACTCAAACTGACCTTATCAAGCAGAATGAAAGAAACGGTATTCATGATTTTATGAGAGTCCTTCGTATGATGTCTTCAGTTGACATTGTAGAATTTGGTGTTGAGGATATTGTTCGTTCTGGTTTAGTCAAAGAGTATATACTCGCAAAAATGGAACTTAATTTATGACCTTTACTCATCATAATTTCTTAGGTGATCTTGAATTAGAAAAGAAAGAAACTCCTGGCTGCCGACTGTATCATCTACCTGATGGTCAGTGGGTTCCTTCTATTACATCAGTGACTTCTTTTTATAATAGACAAATCTTTATTAACTGGCGTAAGCGAGTTGGTATTGAGGAGGCAAATCGTATTACTAAAAAGGCAACTACCCGTGGCACAGACTTTCATGAAGCAGTGGAAGTATATATGAGGAACAATGAAATAGATTGGAGTCAGTTTAAACCTGCAACCCAGTTTATGTTTCATCATGCCAAACCATACTTAGATAAGATTGATAATGTACATGCTATTGAGAGGACACTTTACTCAGAGTATCTTGGATTAGCAGGTAGAGTTGATTGTATAGCAGAGTATGAAGGGGAACTAGCAGTCATAGACTTTAAGACATCTGAAAAGATTAAACCTGAGAAATGGTTAGAAAACTATTTTGTACAGGAGACTTTCTATGCTGCTGCATATTATGAACTAACTGAGATACCTGTCAAAAAACTAATCACTATTATGGTAACACCTGGTGGTGAGGTAAAAGTATTTGACAAACGGAACAAAGAAGACTATATTAAACTTCTAGTTCGTTATATTAAAGAATTTGTTACTAACAACACTAATGAAAAAACAAGTTAATGAATTAGAAAAAATATTGGAGAGCAAGTTCTTTTGTCCTGCTAGATTTGCACAAGAGATAGAAAGTCTGGTGCAAGTTAATAAGGACATGAATTATATTGATGCTATCGTTTACTTCTGTGACCAGAATAGTATTGATGTCGAGTCTGTTCCAAAATTAATATCTAAACCACTTAAGGAAAAACTTAAGTACGAAGCACAAGAATTGAACTTTCTAAAGAGAAGTTCACGAGCAAAATTACCTTTATGAAATGATGGCCTATGATGCCTACCGTTGTTATCTTTCGTTAAAAAACCACTTTACTAAAGACCATTACGATTACATTAAGTATCGTGGTAAAACAAGAGCAACCAAACAATCTTTCTATAAAAGAAAGGATAGATTTTGGTTTGAAAAATTTGCAAGATCAAAAAATGATAAAGAAGTAGAAGAGTTTTTTGTATCTAATTTTATCAGTACAACTGATCCTGCTACGATGTGGATTGGTGATATGATAAAGAATGGAGAAGCAAGATATGTAGATTGGAAAAAGAAAGTGGAATCTCTTTCATATAATTTTAAGGAAGAAACTAGTTCTGTTTTTGCTGATAATAATTTTGATGCTATGTTTCATGTTGATGGGTCAAGGCATCCAGATATTTTGAAAGAATATTTGGGAGGGAAAATATCACTTGAAACTATGGTAATATGTGATATAATATTAGGGTATGTGAAGGAATGGGACAAGAAACTAAACGATCCTGTGTGGGAAACCGTTAGTATGAAAATTAAAAAATATAAACCCTTCCTAAATATAGATGTACAACGCTACAAAAAAATCTTAAAGGAGATTGTTATTCATGGCTCTTAGTAATGCTGATGTTCTTAAAAATTTAAAAGAACAAAAAACACAACTAGAACAAACCTTAGAAAGTAATCGCACAACATTATTAAAAGTGTTGGGTGCTATTGATGTCCTAGAACAAATTGAAGAACAAAGTGATGAAGAAACTCCTGCGGAGGAAGAATGACTTTCTTTGATTCAGAAGTAGTTCGTGCAGAGATGGCAGAGATTAGTGAACTTCAAGAAGAAGTTTATAATAATGTCTTCAAATTTCCTGGCATGACTAAAGAGGATCAAATTCATCATATTGAACTTCTTGAAAGGTTGTTAGAGAAACAACGAGTTCTTTATACTCGTTTAAGTTTATCAAAAGATCCAGAAGCTCAGCAGATGAAAGAGAATATAATTGAGAGTGCCAAACAAATGGGACTTCCAGTTAATGTTGATATGCAAGTTGTTTTTAAAAATATGAACGACATGGTTGACATTATGAAATCTCAACTTGACAAAGGTAAACATTCTTCATAGAATAGTAAAGTACAAACAAGCCAAATCTAAAAACAAATCTAATGTCATTTAACGACTTAAAAAAACAATCCTCTCTAGGATCTCTGACTCAAAGATTAGTCAAAGAAGTGGAGAAGATGAGTACATCAGGTGGTGGAGCAGATGAACGTCTCTGGAAACCTGAAGTAGATAAAACAGGTAACGGTTATGCCGTTCTCCGTTTCTTACCAGCACCAGAAGGTGAGGATATTCCGTGGGCAAAGATTTATTCCCATGCATTCCAAGGA